CGATCCCATGCGCGCCCGAGCAAAGTCACTTGGGCGGCGATGTCGCCGATCATGGCGTGGTAGCGCGCCTCCTGATCGCGGGACTTGGGCGCAGGCTTGATTTCGACCACGAAGCCATCGGGCGCGTGGATGCAAGCGCGTGAGGCCATCTGGCGCGCGGTCGAGTGAACGAGGCGGAAAACCTGTTTGTCGCTCATTCGATCACCCGATAAGCAACGATGTCGCTCGAATGGTTGGCATGGCCCCAGTACCAAGTCGATGCCTCGTAATCTTGGCTGAAGCTGCCGCCGCGAAACTGCACTTGGTGCTCGATGCCATCCGCAATCGGACATGCCCCGCCACTCCAAGGGATCCAGCCGTCTGTGTTTTGGGGGTTGGTCATTCCGATCTCCAGCCCTTGTTCTTTGCGTTTTTCCATTTTTCAATCCCCCATCCGTACAAGCGCCTGCACCGAGCGATAGCGTCAGAAATACCCGTGGGTTTTTTGAATCTCACGAGGCGACCCTTGAAAGATCGACGCCGCACATGGTGTTGCCGCACAGCGACGCGAAAGGGGCGTTCCCTTTGCCGCAAACCGGGCATTTCCAGCCAATGGCGGCAGGTTGAGCATTAGGCAAGCAACCGCCATGCGGCGAGCACATCCCCGGCGTTTGACAGATTTCCATTGTTCGGCTGCATATCCTCATCGCCCACCCCGCCCAAGCCGCGCCAACTCCTGAAACTCCCGATTGCGGCGATCGTAGTCAGTCATCGTGCCAACCTGCCAGCGATGCACTTGCGGCGCTTTTTCCTCGACCGGTTTCGGCTCAGTTCCCGCCACGTAATATCGCGTCGATACCTTGTAGCCGTCGCCAATCTTCACGCCGACTATCTGCTTTGCCTGCATGGCCGCCGTAAGCGTGGGTGTAACGCCCTTGGCATTTGTGCCGAACAACTTCCCGAGCTCGGTCGTCGTGTATGACTTGCCGGGCATCATGCGCTCGACAAGGCTGCCTGCGGATAGATCAGCGTTCATAGGTGCCTCGTGTCGTGGAGGTTGGTTTGTGGCCGGCGAGCTGCGCAATCAAAATGCCGAACGGCCCCGGCGCTGCGCGCTTCGATACTTTTTTGGCCCTTCGGATCGAGCGCGAAGTCTGCCGATATTTGTGCCGACGCTCGCTCATTTCTTCGCGCCCAAGCTTTTTCTCCCACCGGCCGATCATTTCTTTCTTGGTCAGCGGCTTCGGTTTCGGGATGCTGGTTCCCGCGCCCAACGCGTATTCGGCGTGAGACATACCACCCGCGTCCGATCGCATCCAAGAGGCTATGTAGGCCTCACGATCATCCTTGGCGCGGAACAGGATGATTCTGGTTTGCTGCGTCGAGAGGCAGGCGAGTTTCCCTAACTCAATCGCCGTGCGTGGCTTGCCGTCCGCCAAGACTGCCTTAATGCGCAGCCATCCGAGCGACACCCTCGGCTTCGGCTCAAGGCCCATACGATTCGCATGGCAGGCAATCTGCTTTTCGCTGCGGCCTGGCAAGCGGTGCATGACACTCTTTACTTGCTCGGTGCCGCACCAAATCTCGCGAACAATTTCCTCTTCCTCGGGCGACCAACGCTTAGCCATTACGCAGGCTCCTTAATGCGAAGATCGTCCGATACGTCGTCGGTTAGCGGAAGACCTGAAACGGGGCGCAGCCAAGCATCCGGAAAATCCGCATTGCTTTGAATAATTAGATCGGACTGGCTGGGCCTTCTAGTAGCGATTGGGTGGGCAAATTCCACCGTCCATAAGTATCCATAAGGCTTCCAATCACCCCATCCCTTTATCACCTTCACCACTTTGCCGCACAGCTGGTCTTTCTCGGACCGCACGATGATCGCCAAGTCCCCAGGCTTGCAATTCATCACACACCTCCCTTTGCAGGATCGGATGCGAGGCCGCGCCATGAACGCTCCTGATAAGTCGAGCGATTTAGCGAGATTTCCGCAAGCTCGATTTGGCTCCTATCGGCGCACCATTGCTTGCCATCCCATACAGAATAAAATTCCCAATCTGGGTGCAAGCCGAATTGGGCCGCGATGGTCAAATAAACCCCCGTGCGCACCGGTTTAATCTCCGGCGGATACCATCCCGTCAACTTACCCATGATTCACCTCCGGCTTAATCGCCAGCCCGCGCCAGCGTTTGTTTTGATCCCCGGCCCATCCGCATACTGCGGCAGCCTCCGGCGTCAAGTACTGCATGCCCCATCGCCCTCCGATCCAGCGCGAATAGCCTTTGTCCGGGAAATCGATAAACTCGGTCGGGTAGACGCCGGAATGAACGGGATGGATGTCCGGACCAAACCAATCGGTCATTTCCATTGCGTCTCCTTTGGGGGTTTGATTGGGGGTGGGGTGGGTGGTCATTTATTCACCTCTGCAAACCGCCCAATCGCACAGACGTGATCGCCGCGCACGAAATACCCCGGGCTCAAATGCGCGCAGTTCCGGTAGCCATGGGCGTACATCCAGGCGGGACCGGCGCCTTTGTGGGCATGCATACAGTTACGGCAGATTTGGTCCATTTACGCGGCTCCGGCCAACTTGAGCAGCGGCTTATCTGCCGCGAGCTGCGCAAAGCCCAACAGGGGCTTATCGACCCCGCCATCCATGACGCGCTTAGCCGCAGCGGAATTCCCGATCAGAACCGGCATCTCGACTCGCTGGCCATTCATCCGGTTTTGTGCCTCGGCAATACCAGTCAGAACCGGCGGGTATTCGGGAATTTCACTCCGGCCGCGATAGCCGCGGTAACGATTCACGAACTCGTTTTTGACGAACGGCCATTCGTCTTCGGTCTTGGTGCCGAGTGGCACCCAGCCGCCCATATCCATCAAAACGCGGTGGATGATCGCGTCATCGAAAACCACGCTGCAATACGTGCCGCGAACCCGGATACCTTGATCGACCTTCGACCAAGCCACCAGCGCGGCATCTTGCGTAGAGCCTTGCAGCATCTTCACGATGTCGGCGGGCTTAGGCATGAACTGGCCATTGTCGGGGTTCACGCAGTGGCGATTGAGCGCGTCGGCAACGGCTTTGAGGTCGTGCGGCGCCATCGCTCGCCACCAAACCGAGCCTGCGAATGCGGAGAAATCCTGTCGGTAAAACGCGCACACGTTGCCTAGCAGCACGTAAAAATCCGTCTTGTCGCTCTCTCTCACGATCCCTCCTGAGCGAGGCGCATGGCGACCTCGCGGTTACTTGCCTCAAGGGCTTCCTGCTTGTTCGGCCGGCCGGGCTTGCCGGGTTTGATGTGGGCGTTGATGGCTGCCGCGATCCAGGCCGCAGGCTCAACCGGCTTGTCTTGCATGAACTGCTGAGCCAACCCCCATGCGCCGTCATCGCCAAGTTGCTTGATGGCGCCGCCCATAAGCGAACGGGCATTGCGGTCAGGGACGCCACGCTCTACCAGCCATGGCACGGCGATTTGGAAGATCGCATCCTTGGCATCCAGGCCCGGCGGAGACGCGACAGCGTCCGTACCGCTAGGTACGGAAGTATTTGGTGAAGCAGAAGCAGCAGAAGAAGCAGAAGAGCCGTCACCAAAGGGGGGCTTAGGTGCAACCTTTGGTGTTGTCTTTGGTGGCTCACCATTGTCAGCACCAAAGCGTGTAGATTCACCACGTATGGTGCGGACATACTCGTCCTTTACCATACGTGAGGAGTACCAAAGAGGCCCCACCTGACTAGACACCAATATCACTGGTTCGCCATCTTTCCGACCAGACCGAGGCACGTACACGAATGCCGCAACCTGCTTACCGGTGTCGGCGCCCTTCATGATTTCCTTCTCTGCAATCTTGCGCAGAGCTGCGACGGTGCAGCCGACTGCCGTCGCTATCTCAGTTAGCGGCCACCGGAGAATCCCATAGGGCTCTTGGTCGTGCATCAGGCACATGACATCCATCCAAATGCCTTTCTCCGTGTGCGTACAGCGGCGCAGGTTGCTGTTGGATGTCCAGTCGCCCGGATAAAATTGGAACGAGGGGCGCTTCATTTTTGCTCTTTAATCTTGGACCAACAGATGCCGCAGAAATATTTGATGGCGTGACCGGCGTCGTCACTGCGTCGCCCGCAAGCAATTTTCATTGCCCCGGTCACCTGATAAATATCCAGGTGCTCGAGGAATTTTCGAATTGATTCACGAAACGCCCCGGTGAATACGCGGTCATCGAACGTCTCCTTGAAGACGGATTCCACGCTATCGATTCGCGCCTCTTCGGCTGAGCGCAATTTCTTCAGCAGCTTTTCAAACGCCCGAAGCTGATCCTGCTTTTCCTGCAAAACCGCCGCCTTGTCAGTAAGGCTTTGCGGTATTTCGGTGAGCAGTCCAGCGGCCTTGCCACGGTTGCAATCGAAGCACGCAGTGAGAAGGTTATGCAGGGTGTTGCCGCCGCCCTTCGAAACTGGCGTGATGTGGTCGACCTCGAGCACGACGGCAGGAGGGCATTGGCCGCAATACTGGCAGCGAAAAGAATCTCGCTTAAACACGTTAAAACGCGTCGTTTTGCTCAATGGCTTACGAATCGGTGCTTGCGCTTCCTGCATGCTTTTCCCGCTTTGTCAGTTCCCCCGCGCACATTTGCAAAGGGGCAAAATTTTTTAGGCTGCTTCTATCTTGAAATACGCTTCCGGATCGGTGCGCAGCATCTCCACTTCGTACGACGTCAGCGCTTTGCTAGCGCACCAGCGCCCTCGTTGATGCTTGCCGAGGTAACGCGAATAGGTGTTCGTGGCGCAGTCGATAACTACTAGGGGGGGGCGTCGAAAATGTGTTCGTTCATGCTGCACTCCTACTGGCCTGCGCGATCAGCGCCAACACATCCGGCAACTGCTGCGCCAGAGTGCGCAATGCGCGGTTTTGTTTGTCTTCCTCGTTCTGCAGGTACTTCTCGATCAACCAATAGATCGGCAGAAGATCGTCGGTTGCCTCGATGTACTTTTGCAGATCCTCGACAGATAGCTTGCGAGGATCGTCAGGGTCGCCGCCGAGCTTGCGCGACAGCGTTGACGCCGACATATCCATATCTGCCGCGATCGTCTTGAGCGGGTTCCTGTGCGTGTAGGCACCAGACCGCACGACGTCAAGCAGACCAGGGAATCGCTCGGTCAGCCCTGGCGTGAAATCAAGCGTCATCTGGTTATTGGCAACTACAGGCATCAGGGTTTCCTCTACATTCCGGTACGAATTGGGGCCAAATAAAGGCTGACCGAAGCCAGCCCGAGAAACACATGAATCAGTTAATCAACCAGCCGCCATACCGCATCAGCCGGAAACATCGCGCCGACCACACCAAAGAGCACGATCAGCCAGAACAGCGATTCACCATCGGTTGCATGCAAGGCGCTCCAGAAGATCGCCCCGAGCACCACGATGAAGCCAGCGATCAGCGCAACGTCCGCGAGTGGTTTAGATGGGCTCATTTAAGCGACCTCGACCGAGCACTGAACGACAATCGGGTGAGCACCCACGACCATGGCAGAATGGCGATTCCACTCGACCAAACCCACCATGAAAGGGGTGCTCATGACTTCAGACATCATCAAATTTCCTTGCCCGCAGTGCGGAAACGAGACGCTCAAAGTTCTCGCCGAGCCGCGGGACGTATCGGATTTCAGCGGAGCCGTTTGCGCGTCGTGTGGTCACAACATCACCGAGGACGACATCAGAGCCAAGGCTGTCCAGATAGCCCGGGAGCTGATCACGAAGAGCTTCAAGCTCTAAGGGGCTCAGCGCTTCCACCAGGGAGAGCGCCTCTGATATTTGGCCATCCATCACTGAGGAATCGACAAGCAGGCTGCAAGACAAGGCCTTTGCGCCGTTCCCGCCTACATCTTGGCGG